TGAGGGCGCGGCGTTGCTCCGGAATAAGCGTTGGACTAGTACTTTTCGGATGAAACTCGCGACGCGTGATTCCGTGCTGGTCGAGCCCCCACCACGGGCTCAGACGCCGAACCCGTACACCACGCTCCTCATGTCCGAGCGTGGCTTCTCCTACGCGGCCTATCGACGCTCGCCCGAGTGGGCGAAGAAGCGCGAGGCCGCCCTGGAGCGAGCCGACCACCGCTGCCAGGTCTGCAACTCGCCGCACGAGCTCGAGGTGCATCACCGGACGTACGAGAACCTCTGCGCCGAGAAGCCGAGTGACCTGACGGTCCTCTGTGGGACCTGCCACGGGATCTTCCACCACGGTGGGCGCGTGCTCGGACTCTACATTGAGGAGACCGAGGGGGTGGCGGTTTGAGCGAGCCGAAGCTCCCTGCCCTGCAGTTCTACACGGGTGATTGGAGGAAGGACCCGTGCGTTCAATCCCTCGATCACGAGCACAAGGGGGTGTGGATCGACCTGCTCTGCATCATGAACGAAACGAGCGAGCGAGGACGACTCGTTCTGCCGGGTGGAAGTGCGATGCCAGACGATGCGATCGCTCGAAACCTTGGAATTGACCTAGCAAAGTGGAAGCAAATCCGGAGCACACTCCTCGTGCTTGGTGTGGCGTCCCAAGACGGCGACGGCGTGCTCTATAATCGGCGTATCGTAAGGGATGAGGCCATCCGCCGGTCCCGCCGTGAAGCGGGTAGGCAGGGTGGCAGAACCAAGCGAACGCGAAGCAAACCGCGAAGCAAAAGCGAAGCCGAAGGGGGGTCTTCAGTTTCATCTTCATCTTCAGCTTCGACTACTTCGTCGGATTCCGACGCGCCCTTCGACGAGGCATGGGTCGTCTGCCGGCGGGGGTCGAAGCGAAAGGCGCTGCACGAGTACCGGAAGGCCGTCCCGTCGAAGGTGAGCCATGCCGTGCTGCTGGCCGCCTGGAGAGCGCATGTGTCGGCTGCGAGCGACGAGCGGTACGTGGCACACCTGTTCCGGTGGATCCGCGACGAGCGCTGGGAGGAATCCCCCGTCCGCAACGGTACACCAACCCGACCAGCCACCTTCCCCCTCGGTGAGGGCTCGGCCGCGAGGTTTGTACGGTGAGCTGGAACGTCGAGAACGTGCTCACGCGGGACTCCGCCTGGGCATTCGGCGACGACCTCGCGGAGATCAAACAGCGTCCGCTTCCCACTGGGATCCCCTCGTGGGATGCTGTTTGCGAAGAGACCGGGGGCAAAGGCCTTGGTGACTGGTGGTACGTCGTCATCGGTGGCGCATCGAACGCTGGGAAGACGCAGCTTGCGCTGCATCTCGCCCGACGTGCTTCTGAGTCGCTTCTGCGGCCTGGCTTGATCACGATGGAGGTGCCACGAGCGGGTATCCAGCGCCGTGTGTACTCGAACGTGACGAGTTTCGGGTATCGCGACTTTCTGCCGGCGAACTGGGCGAATGGAGACCCCACCTCGAGGTCAGCGAAGACGAATCGATTGGCGTTCGAAGTGCAGGAATACTCCGACAACGACGGCACGCTGTTCTGCGGCACCGGAGCCGAAGGTGCGCGTTCTCTGCACGTCGCGGAACTCAATGCGACTCCGACACTCGACGACATCCTGCAGGCCTGCGAGTCACTCCACGCACTCGGCTGTGGAGTGGTCCTGGTAGACCACCTGCAGCTCATCAAGGCCAGCGCCGACCAGATCGCCGATCGCGCCACCGAGATCAGTGAAGCGCTCCGGTGGTTCGCTCACGGAAAGCGACTGCTCGTGATCGCGTTATCTCAACTCAACCGACTCGCGTCGCGCGAGCGTAAGGTCTGCCCGACGATGCACGACGTGCTCGGTGGCACATCCATCGAGTCGAATGCGAACCAGGTCATCATGCTGGATCACTCGCAGCAAGCCCGCGACGAACAGCACCCCCACCTGCTCCGCACGTGGCTCTTTCTCGACAAGAATCGCGAGGGCCCAAACCGTGTGCGCATTCCAGTCGAGGTGAACTTCAAGACCGGCATCTGGCGTGAGGCGATGCCGGACGAAGTCAGAGAATGGCCCGGAGGTGACGCGTGATCGCGCAACGCTCGTTGAACTCTTCCACCGATGGGCGCTAGATTGCCAGCACAAGCCCCGAACAGTGCCCTTTGTGGCCCAATCACCGGACGCGACCCGGTGGCTGGGCCGCTTTTCTTTATGTGCCAATGAAAGAAATCCGCCTCCCGGGGGGCAAAGTCACGATCGTTGACGACGAGGATTACGAAGCCCTAATGCAGCATCGATGGTTCGCCGTGAAGAGGCGCGGGGTCTTCCGTGTATGGCGCCACGAGAGTGGCCGCATTGTCGTCATGGCCCGCTCGATCGTGGGTGCGCCCGTCGGTATGGTCGTCGATCACATCGATGGGGACCCCCTCAACAACACCCGTGCGAATCTTCGGATCTGCTCGCCCGCGCAGAATGCCATCAACCGCAAGCCTCAGCGGCGGAAGCAGGGTGAGCGCCCGCACAGTCAGTTCAAAGGGGTCGCTTGGGATCGAGGCAAGTGGAGGGTGCGCCTTTCGGTCGGCCGACAGCGGATCTATGGGGCTCGCCATGACTCCGAGTTGGACGCGGCCAAGGAGTACAATCGCCTAGCCCTACTCCACCACGGAGAGTTTGCGAGGCTCAACCCCCTACCGATCACATGTCTCGACTGTGGGCACACCATCGGAGGGACGACCGAGTCGGTCGTGGTGCGCCCCCGCACCCGTGAAGGCTACCAGCAGCTGCTCCCTGGGGAGCACGGTGCGTGGTGCCACCGGTGCCGGCGGCTGACGGTGTACACGAGGGCAGCGTGAGTAGGCCCGGTGCACGGAAGCGTGGGTACGATCGAGAATGGGAGAAGCTGCGCGCGTCGCATCTGCGCCAACACCCGCACTGCGCCCCATGTCGTCGCGCGGGCAAGAGGGTAAAGGCGGACGTGGTGCACCACCTGATTCCCCACTGCGGCAACCGTGCGCTCAGGCTCGACCCGAAGAACCTCGAGAGTCGCTGCACCACGTGCCACGCTGATGCGCAGGGGCCTGAGGCCACGGGACGAGCTGAGACGTATCGCGGAGCCGCAGTCGATGGCATGCCCCTCGACCCAGGGCACCACTGGAACAGGGACCCCAGGGGGGGTCGAATCTCTGGCGCGCAAACGCCTGGGGACCGTCTCCAACCCTCACGCGCACGATGCCGAATAGAACTTCAGGCGGGATCCAATGGCCGTCCGCGGTAGAAAGCCTACCCCACCCCAGGCCAAGCAGGCACGCGGGACGACGCGAGCGGATAGGCTGCAGGACTCCCCCGACTTCAAGGGCGGCGAATCTCTCCAGCCCCCGAAGCGATGGTCGCCGAAAGGGTTCGAGCGCGAGGAATGGAACCGGATCGTGCCCGAGCTCGTGCGGTGCAACATCGCGAAGGCGGTGCACCAGGGCGCGCTCGAGAAAATCTGCGAGGTCTACGCAGCGAGTGTGCGGCTGTACAAGCAGCGGGACTACACCGGCCATCGACAGGCGGCCGAGGCGTACCGGAAGTCGTTGAACGAGTTCGGACTGACCGCGGCGAGCGCGGGCAGGGTCGGCGGAGCGAGCGCAATTGGCAACGAAGACGACAAAGCGGAAGGCTTCTTCACGGGCCCGAAAGCCGTCGCCGGCTGACGAAGCGACGGCATACGCCCGGGGCGTGGCGGCTGGCGAGATCATCGCCGGTCCCCAGGTCCGGGACGCGTGCGCCCGTCACCTCCGCGACCTCGAGCGCCAGGGGTCGGATGGCTTCCCGTTCGTCTGGAATCCTGAGCTCGTGCAGCGCGTGCTCGCGTTTTTCGCGCAAGTTCTCAAGCTCGCGGGTGGTGCGGAGCGACCGCAGCCGTTCGTCGCGCAGCCGTGGCAGGCGTTCGTGCTCGGCTCGCTCTTCGGCTGGGTGCACGCGGACACCGGCTTCCGGCGGTTCCGCGTGGCGTTCGTCGAGACCGGGAAGGGCTCGGGAAAGTCGCCGCTCGCCGCGGGGATCGGGCTGTACATGCTGATGGCCGACGGCGAGACGCGGGCCGAGGTGTATTCCGCCGCGGTCGACAAGGAGCAGGCGGGCATCCTGTTCCGCGACGCGGTGAGCATGTCGAAGCTCGCGCCGGCGATCGACTCCCGCGTCGCGCGCTCGGGCGGCGACGGCCGCGAGTACAACATCGCCTATCTCGAGACCGGGAGCTTCTTCCGGCCAATCTCGTCGGAGAGTCAGGGCCGCGGAAAGTCCGGGTACCGCCCGCACTGCGTTCTCCTCGACGAGGTGCACGAGCATCCGACGAACGCGATGGTCGAGTGGATGCAGTCGGGCACAAAGAACCGGCGGCAGGCGCTGATCTTCATGATCACGAACTCCGGATTCGACCGGACGTCGGTCTGCTTCGAGTACCACACGTACGCGCTGCGCGTCGCGAAGAACGAGCTCCTCGACGAGAGCTTCTTCGGCTACGTCTGCATGTGCGACGAGGGCGAAGATCCCCTCGAGGACGAGGTCGACGAATCGCTCGGGTATCCGCGTTCGTGGCTGAAGACGAACCCGTCACTTGGTGTGACGATCACGCGGAGCTACCTCGAGAACCAAGTCCTCCAGGCGCTCGGCATGCCCACGAAGGTGTCGGTCGTGCGCCGTCTGAACTTCTGCCAGTGGGTCGGCGCCGAGAATCCGTGGATCGACGGAGATCTCTGGCTCGCGTGCGAGGTCGACGACGATCCGATGCCCGCGCTCGTTGAGGTTATCGGTTCTCTCGGACTCGACCTCTCGGGCAAGCGTGACCTCACCGCGGCCGCGCGGGTGTGTCGCCTCGAGGGCGACCAGCTTGTCGCCGAGGTGCGGTTCTACACGCCGAAGGACACGCTCAAGGAGCGCGAGCGGCGCGACCGCGTCCCGTACTCGACGTGGGTCGAGCAGGGCTACCTCGTCGCGGTTCCGGGCCGGTCGATCGGTTACGACTTCGTCGTGAAGGACCTAGCAGACTGGCTCGCAGAGGGCGCGACGCTCGCTTTCGACCAGTGGCGGATGGAGGACTTCCAGTCTGCGATGGACGATGCCGGTATCGATTCGTGGGTCTACAAAGGCCCCGACAAGCCGACGGACTCGGGCGTCCGAATGGTGAAGCACTCACAGGGTTTCGGCGGCGGCGCATCCGAGGCGGCGCTCTGGATGCCGCGTAGCATCACGGAGCTCGAGGACGCGATCCTCCAGGGCCGATTCAAGGTGAAGCGGAACCCTGTGCTCACCTGGTGCTCCGCGTCCGCCGTAATCGTGACGGACGCCGCCGAGAACAAGAAGTGGGAGAAGCGGAAGAGCACGGGGCGGATCGATGGCATCGTCGCGGTCTCGATGGCGGTTGGGGCGGCGATGGCTACGGTGGAAGCTGAGGCCGCCGGCGTGTTCATCATGGGCGGATCCACGCCGGCGCCCGCGAACGACTTTGAATCCGAGGAGCCATGGTGACGCGCGATCAGTTGGCGAGAGCACTGCCGACGGTGATTGGTCTTTCTGGGATCGCGGCCGTCGTCGGCGGGCTCTGGGGGCTGTTTGGGTGGCAGGTTGGCTTGATCGCTGCCGGCCTTCCATTCGCCGCGTTCTACATCGCGGGCGAAGTGGTCGTAGTCATGCACGCCCTTCCACGGAAGGAGTAACCCATGCTCGCTACGCTCGCGGCTCCCGGACTGAAGGCCAGCGTCACGTGGTCACCGCTCGACGATCGATGGTACCGTGAGATCGGAGGGACGCGCGCCGACGCCGGGCCTGTCGTCGTGCCCGAGTCAGCGCTCGGCGTAGCCGTGGTGTATCGAGCGGTGAGCGTCCTCGCGCACTCGGTCGCGTCGGTGCCACTCGTGGTCTACCAGCGGACGAGCGACGATGGGAAGGAGCGCGCTCGCGATCACGACGTCTACAACCTCCTCCACGACAAACCGAATCCGTGGATGACGTCGTTCCGCTGGCGGCATTTGCTGATGTGCCAGGCGCTGCTCTGGGGCAATCACCACTCGGAGATCCTGCCCGGGCCGGGCGGGATTGGCGGGCTGGTGCCGTTGAATCCCGATACCACGCGCGTCGTCGACCAGCTGGGCGACGGTCGCCTACTCTATGTGACACGCGACGCCAGTGTTCGCGGCTTCGGCCCAGAACGGAGACTGATCCAGGACAACGTCTTCCATGTCCGCGGGTTTTCGCTCGACGGGAGGAGCGGCATCCCTCTCACGAAGCTTGCCCGCAACGCGATCGGCCTCGCGCTCTCCGCGGAGCGGCATGGCTCAATGTTCCTGCGGAAAGGCCAGCGGTTCGCTGGGTTCCTCTCGACGGAATCGTCGATGACGAAGGCTGCGCGCGAGGAGAACGAGAAGGCGTGGCAGAGTCAGTACGGTGGTTCCGACTCCTCCGGTGGGACCCCGCTCCTCACTGGAGGCCTCAAGTACAACCCGATCACCGCGAATAACCGCGACTCGCAGTGGCTCGAGTCGCGCCAGTTCCAGGTCGAAGAGCTGCTCCGGTTTCTCGGCGTTCCTGGCGTGCTCGTTGGTTACCCGGACAAGACCTCAACCTACGCGAGCGCCGAGCAGTTCTTCCTGTCCTTCGTGACCCACTCCGTCCGCCCATGGACCGAAAACATCAGCCAGGAGCTGAATGCGAGCGTGATCACGGGATCACCCGAGTTCTTCTCCGACTTCATCCTCGAGGGACTCCTCCGCGGCGACATCAAGACGCGTTACGACGCGCACCGTCTGGCGATCGAGTCGGGGTGGAAGTCGAGGAATGAGGCCCGCGTCGAAGAGAACTACAACCGCGGGCCCGATGAGCTCGACGAGTTTCTGCACCCCGCGAACATCATCAAGGCCGGCTCCGAGCCTGACCCGGCTGCCGCGGCGCGGCTCGCGCCTGCTGGGGACATGCGGCCCGATGAGCCCGACGACGATGCGGCGCGCGCGCAGCTCGTGTCGATCGCCCAAAAGAGCGTGGCGCGCATCGTCCGGCGCGAGTTCGCGGCGATCGCTGGGGCGGGCACAAAGAAGGGTGCTGCGGCGAGGTATGCCGACAACCCCGCGGGCTGGGAGGGCTGGCTCGACAAGTTCTACGCCGAGCACGCCGCCTTGATCGTGTCGGACCTCGGGCTTACGGAGGCGGTTGCACAAGGGTACTGCGATGCCCAGCGCACACGGTTCGCCTCGCTGGCCACGATCAGCCCGGATGCCGAAGTCGCGAGCGTCGCCGCGCTCATCACACTCACCTTGCCGCCGGAGATCGAGTCATGAGCCTCAGCCAACTTCCCCGCTTGCTTCGGGCGCTGACGTCTGAGCCACTGGCGATTCACAGGCCGACGCTCGACGCATTCGTCGGGATCGTCCGGCGCCGTGGCCTCGAGGGTGTCTCGTTCGATGGCCAGGAGCTCCACGCCGAGCTGCAAATCGCGTCGCCCCGCGCGGTGCGCGAGGCCAGTGGGGAGCGGAGTATCCGCGTCATCCCCCTCGTCGGCGCCATCGCGAACCGGGTGCAGAGCATGGGCTCTGGTGCGACGGAGTTCGCCGACGCCATCCAGGACGCCGCACTGGACCCACGCGTGGATGGGATCGTGATCGACATCGACTCCCCTGGCGGAACAGTCACCGGCGTTCCCGAGGCTGCCGAAGCGGTGTTCCAGGCCCGCCAGATGAAGCCGATCGCTGCGTTCAACGGCGGAATGATGGCGTCGGCCGCGTACTGGATCGGCGCTGCCACGCAGCGGGTCTTCGGCAAGCCGTCGTCCGAGTCCGGATCGATCGGCGTCTTCGCGCTGCACGAAGATTGGTCGAAGGCGCTCGAGGCTGAGGGTGTCGTCGTGACGGAGATCGCGGCGGGCAAGTACAAGACCGAGGGCGCTCCATGGAAGCCGCTCGATGCCGAAGGCGAAGAGTTCTTCCAGAGCCGGGTAGCCGAGGCGTACAAGTGGTTCACGGACGATGTCGCCAGGTTCAGGGGTGACACGGCGGCGAACGTGCGCAGCGGCTACGGCGAGGGTCGCGTGCTCGGTGCGAAGCAGGCGAAGGCCGCGGGCCTGATCGACGCTGTCGGCTCGCTCGAGGACACGATCGCGTGGGTGGCGGCGAAGAGTGAATCGCGGCGTAGCTCCAAGGCTGCAACGACGCGGGGCGCTCAGGTCGAGACCCTTCGCCGCGCACGTCGCGGTTGACAGCGAGGCGGACAGCGCACAACCTGTAGCGTCGCAGTAAAAGGCGGACCACAACATTCCGGCATCATTCGATCGCCGGTGAGTGGCACCGAGAAGGCCGAAGATCCACGCTTCGGACGAACGCGTGTGACGGCTGATTCCCGAGAATTCAACCTCGGGCATCGGATACGTCGCCCGCGTTTTTTCGTGGGGAGCAACCCGGTGCCCAACTCACCGGAGATGCTCAGATGGCAGCCAAGATCCACGAGCTCAGGGCGAAGCTGGCCGCGCTCGTCGCGGACGCGAATGCCGCACTCGAGACCGTGCAGGCCAAGGCCGCAGCCGAGAACCGCGAGCTGACGGTCGAAGAGCGCGCGGCTCAAGATGCCTTCGACACGAAGATCGAGGCGGCCCGCTCGGCATACGACATCGAGGCGACGAAGAACTCCCGTCTCGCCCTGCTCGGCGGCGCCGACGCACCCACGGTCCAGGTCTCGGGCGTGAGCCTCCGCTCCGAGAGGGATCCGGCCCACGGCTTCCAGACGCCCCGCGATCTCATGCTCGCCGTGATCAACGACTCCGGGCACCGCTCGGTCGACGAGATCGCGGATGAGCGCCTCCGTCCGCTCGCCGTGCGCGAAGAGGGCGACCGGGGAGCAAAGCAGGATCTCGCGTTCGTGGTCCCCTCGGCGTTCGCGCCGGCGCACCTGGCCACAGTGGGCTCAGACGAGCAGGGCACCTACGACAACCGCTACGGTGGGTTCGCCGTGCCCACCTCACGGATGCCCGGCATGCTTCAGGTCGGCTTCGAGGGCGACCCGACTGCCGGCCTGACGCGGTCGATCCCGATGGCGACGCCCTCGGTCGAGATCATGGCCAGGACGGACAAAGATCACACCACGTCGGTCGCCGGTGGGTTCACGGTCGCGCGCCGAGCGGAAGCGGCGGCAGCAGCTGACAGCCGGATGCAACTCGAGATGATCACGCTGAAGGCGGCCAGCCTGTTCGGGCTCGCCTTCGCGACAGAGGAACTGCTCTCCGACTCCGCGATCTCGTTCATCGCGCTGATCGAGGCTGGGTTCCGAGATCAGTTCGGCTCCCACATCCTCGAGGAGAAGCTGAACGGCCTCGGGGGCGACCAGTACACCGGGGCGCTCACGGCTGGCAACGGCAGCCTCCTCACGATCAGCAAGGAGACCAGCCAGCAGGCAGGCACGATCGTGTACGAGAACACGCTCAAGATGGCCTCGCAGTGCTGGGAGTTCGGGCGCTCGGTCTGGCTCGCGAACCACAACACCCGGCCGCAGTTGATGACGCTCGCGCTCGTGATCGGGACGGGCGGTGTGCCGGTCTACCAGCCGAGCCCGGTCGCGGGGATGCCCGACCGGCTGCATGGCCGGCCAGTGCTCTACAGCGAGCACCCGGCGAGCGTCGGCACGGTGGGCGATCTCATCCTCGGCGTCTGGTCCGAGTACCTCGAGGGCATCTACCAACCGATCCAGTCGGCGTCCTCGGTGCACGTCCGGTTCGTCAACCACGAGCAGGCATTCAAGCTCTGGGTCCGCAACTGCGGTGCGCCGTGGTGGCGCGCGAAGCTCACGCCGAAGCGCGGCTCGCAGCTCTCTCCGTTCGTTGTCCTCCAGACCCGCTCGTAGGCCCCTGACGGCCTCACCATAGGAGAACTTTCAGATGCCTTCGACCACCACAGCACACAAGGCGCTCAGCGAGTCCGAGCGTCGGCTCGTCGACTACGACATCGACGACGCCCTGAACATCGTCGACCTCGGACTTCCCCAGGGCGCGGGCAACAAGTGCCTCCCGATCGCTGGGTTCCGGCGCTTCGTGGCGGGACTGTTCCGCTCGCTTGGAACGGGAACGGTGTCCGAGTTCCAGATCATCGCCGCGACGGCCGCAGACGGCACGGGCGCGACGATCGTGAAGGAACACGCGATCGGTTCCGCACCCAACCTGCTCAACGACCAGATCTGGCTCGAGGTCGACGCCGAGCAGATCCACGAGGTGCTCCCGGCCGCCACCCACGTCGGCGTCCGCGTGCAGCTCTTCACGGCCGGCGATGAGGCCATCGTCTTCTTCGAGCGCCTCGAACCGACCTTCGAGTACGCGAACCTGACGGCCGACTACATCGGCTGACCCTGACCGGGCGGGGGCCTCGGCCCCCGCCCGGGTTGTCCTGACGAAAAACGAACCGGGCTGAACCACCGCCCACCGCAAACGCCCCCTGGCGTATGGAGATCGAGCGATGCCGGTCGCGAACCTGAAGAGCCGCTGGAAGAACGGACTGCTCGTGTTCGAGGCTCTCGTTTCGGGGGCGAAGGTCGTCTCCCCCGGCGTGGTCTACCAGCACCGTGCCCGGTTCACGGCGGCCGAGGTGAACACCGGCGCAGAGATCCTGCCCGCTGTGCCTGGCTTCAAGTACCGGATGCACGACATGGCGTTGATCGCGGTCGGTGGATCCGCGGCGACGGCGACGTCGGTCGACATCAAGGGGACGCAGTCGGCGAGCGTCGTCAAGCTCATGGACGCGCGCGTGGCGGGACTCACGGAAAACACACTTCTCCGTGCGGGCACAGCCACGAACGGCCTAATCCTCGCGGCCGGCGCATCCTACCTGGAATGCGACGTGAACACCGCGATCACGATCGGGTCGACCACGAACAACTTGGCCACGGCGACACACATCGACGTTCACCTGACGTACTCGCTCGTCGAGGCGTAGGCCGATGCCGGTCCAGATCCAACAGATAGGCGACGATGTTATCGCCTACGACAACGCCGGCAACGAGATCGGGCGTCTCGAAGGCGCGTCCAGGAAGCTGACGATGCACCGCGGTGCTGTTCTCGACGCGGATGTCGAGACGTCGTCGGTCGCGATCGCGGATGGGTCGGTCGCACGCGCGAAGCTTGCCGCCGAGACGGTGTTCCTCGACCTCGAAGAGCGGCTCAAGGGTGCGGACGGCGCGGACCTCGCACTGACCGAGACCGCGGGCGACTTCTTCCGCAACGTCGGCACGAACCAGTGGCTCATCGATGGCGAGGCGGCGATCAACGAGACCGAGGCCTCGGTCGGCCTCTTCTCGTTCGTGCTCCCGGACAACTACGTCGCTGGCGGCACGATCACCCTCCGAGCGGCGGCGCTTGTGGTACTGGCGGGCGACGCACTGAATGACGCCGCTTCCACGATCGATATGGAGCTCCGGAAGGTCACGGAAGCGACCGGCGCGGTCGGCTCCGACCTGGTGGCCACGGCGGCGATCACGCTGGCGACCGCGGGCGCGAACTACGACTTCACCGTTACCCCGACGGGGCTCGTGGCCGGCGACAAGCTGGTCGGCAAGCTCACGACGAGCGTCGTAGAGACGGCCACCGGGACCGGCGCGGCGAACTCGCGCATCACGAAGTTCGGCGCGCTGATCCAAGTGAAGGGGTGACGCCATGGCATACATGGGCCCGCAGAACACGATCCAGAACCTGAACGCGATCCGCACGATCCTCGGCACCACGAAAGCGAGCCTTTGGCCGTTCTTCGAGCGAACCGGCGGGCTCGTGTCCGGGTTGTCGGTTGGCGACCTGATCCCGTCCGAGACGGCAGCCGCGGCCGAGGCGCTCGAGGACGATTTCGCGCCGGTCGTGCACGTCGGCGGGGTGTGCTCGTACCACTTCCACCCAACGGGCGATCACCACCTCGCCGGCATCGACCACGACAACTACTCGTTCGGCGACGGGTCGGTCGACGCGGCGTTCTCTGTGGGCGCGTTCATTCTGCCGAACGCGATCGCGACGAACGTCATCATGGGGAAATACAACTCCGCCGGGAACCTGGAGGAGTGGCGCTTCTTCATCGACGCGAATGGGATGTTGTCCCTGGAGCTGCACGACGCTTCGGCCTCGGCGACCGAGATCGCGGTCAGTGCTTCGGCGCTCACGATCGGGCAAGGCGTGTTCGTGGTCGCGACCTATGACGGTGGCGAGACGGCGCCAGTGGTCAACCTGTACGTGAACGGCGAGCTCGTGAACGACGGGGCGACCACGGAGACGGGCACATATACGGCCATGGAGAACACGGCCGCACCGCTCACGGTCGGGTGCTCGGGCGTGACCGCCACCCCGGTCGCGGAGTTCCACGGCCGGATCGCGCTGCCATTCATCACTGGCAAGGCGCTCACGGCGGCCGAGGTTGCCGAGCTGACGCTGATCTACCGCGAGCGGATGCTTGGGTTCTGATGATCGAGACGGCCGTTCTCCTGGCCTGGCTCGGGAGCCCTAGCGAGCCAGGCGTCACCGAGCTCCTCGAGGCGCTCGAGGCGCGCGCGGTCGACCTCGTCCAGCGCGAGACTGGCCGCTACTTCGGTACGGCCGTAGCCCGGACCGAGTACCTGCAGGGCGACGACAGCCATGTGCTGCGGCTCCGCGAGCGGCCCTCTGCGGTCACGACGGTCCACTACCGGACCCAGGTCGGCGACGACTGGACGGCGATCGCTGCTGCGGACGATGACGGATGGGAGCTCCGTGCGCCCGAAGACGATACCCTGCCATCAATGTTGCTCCGGAAGGCCGGCGGCGTGTGGTCGTCATGCGTCGAGTACAAGGTCGCGTACTCGTTCGGCTACATCGCGGGCGCCGAGCCCGGCGAGATCCGTCAACTCGTCATGGACGTCGTGGCGCTCAAGTACAACGAGCGTGGCCGCGAAGGATTGCGGACGGAATCGATCGGCGACTACAGCTACTCGATCATGGCCGATGTGATGGGGAGGCGAGACTTGCTCTCCGTACCAGGCGTGGCGGACGTGCTCGAGCGCTGGCGGGGGCACTACGCATGATCCCCGCTCGCCACTTCGACCACGTCGTCACGGTCTGGGGCTCGCAGGAGACCCGCGGTGCGACGTTCGGCGACGTCACGCGACGCTGGTCCCAGGTGCCCGGCCAGGACGGGATCCGGATCGCGATCCAGACGCGCCGCGAGACCCGCCAGGACGCAGGCCCAGGCGAGCGCGTCGTCGGCGAGTACAAGGGCTTCGGCCACGCCGCGCTCGACATTCTCGAGGGCGAGGTCGTCGAGGTCACCGCGGGGCCCATGGTCTCGCCGAACGAGGAGGGCCCGAGACTGCTCAAGGTGGACTCGGTCTACAAGCCGCTCGGCCGTCATACCGAGCTCACGCTGATTCACTGGGACGGTGAGCTGTGATCGGCCTCCGCTTCGGGAAGAGCTTCGGCGCCGAAACGGTGGCGCGCGACATCGTCGACGAGACGAAGCGGGACGCGCTGCGTGCCATCATCGGCACCGGCGACAAGCTGGTCGCGCGCGCGAAGCAGAAGCTCTCCGTCCGCGGCGAGGGACCGTCGCGCCCCGGTGAGCCGCCGGCGATGCACGAGGGGATGCTCGTCGACGCGATCGGACGCACCGACGGCTTCGCCAACGAGGGCGCGGTCGGCATCGCGTGGGGGTTCGGCGTCGGACGTCAAGCGCTCGCGAAGATGCAGGAGCACGCCGCGCGCCGCGGTGAGACGCTCGGCGACATGTTCGCGATCGGCAACATCAACGAGTACGGCACCGTGAACTACGAGCTCGCGCGCTCGCATCCACAGCGCCCGTTCATTCGGAACACCGAAGAAGAGCTGAAGCACGAGGTGATCCGCGACGTCGAGGAGGCGCTCGGCGTATGAGGTGGGACACCGTGCTCCCCGCCGTGGTCGCGGCCATCTCGGCCGACTCCGAAGTCCAGTCCGTACTCGGCAACTCGCCCGCGTTCTTCATGGCAGGCGAGCGTGAGTTCAAGGTCAACTCGATGCGCTGGACGCTGATCGCCAACCCGGAGAGCGAGCTCTGGGAAGAGGCGCTCGTCCAGTTCGACTTCTGGGTTCGTTCGATGTCCGACGTCGTCACGCTCGCGGGTGCGCTCCGTCGACTCCTTCACCAAGAGACGGAGACCACGATCGGCGGCCTCAAGCTCTGGACGAAGTACGTGGACAGTCGGCCGCTGATGGGCGCGAAGGACGGCACGATCGCGCACTCGCTCGATTTCCGGTTCACCTATCTGAGAGGGAGGTTCGCGGCATGAGCGACCCCACCACGACCCCGGACGGCCTGTCCGCGGGAAGCCTGCAGCTCCACGCCCTCGAGCTGGTGATCGGGAAGATCAAGGCGGGCGACTTCACGGACGAAGACGTGAAGCGGTGGGAGCGGCCCAAGGACATGGGCCCCCAGGTCCACCAGCTGATCGAGCAGTACGCGCCGAAGCCCGACAAGCGGTCGCGTTCGAGGTCCAGTGTGTCACCCGCGGTTCCCACGGAGGAGTAACCGATGTCGACCTACACCCCCACCAACGACCTCACCACGATCCTCCGCGACATCGGTCGCGCGTCCGTCTGGTACGGGACGGGAGCGTTCGCGGGATCGGGCAACAACCTGTCGCTGACGCACCTCGGTGACACCGAAGGCGAGATCAGCGTCGAGTTCGAGGAGAAGTATTCCGAGCTCACGGTGCCCGAGCTCACGGGCGATATCCCGTGGCAGAAGTACCTCGAGAGCGCCAAGCCGACCATCAAGATCCCGCTGTACCTGGTCTCGCTGGCCGCTCGCGCGATCGTCTCGCCGACCGGGAGCGCGCACGGCGGTTTCGATCGGCGCCAGGCGGTGACCGAGTACACGCTGGCGCTCATCCCGACGGCGTTCTACCGCGAGAGCAACGCGGACGTCGCGTTCGCGTACACGCAGGCCGCGGACTGGACCGTGGGCGGCGACACCGCGACCGCGGCGCAGCTCGCGATCCTCGACAAGTCGATCTGGATCTGGCGCGGCCACTTCTCGAAGCCAGGCCGCAAGTACCGGCACGAGGACGGCGGCAAGGAAGTCGTCGAGGCGATGTTCCACCCGATGTACAACACGGCGATGCCGCAGGGCCAGAAGGTGTTTACGCTCGGTCGGCCCGACCAGGCGACTCCCGTCGTGGAGATCGCCAGCGCCTGATGGCCACGTTCTCACCGGTCCCGCGGGCCGAGGTCGAACGGGCTGCACGCGAGGGGTACCGCCAGTACTACGGTGCGGACGCCCCAAGCGCTCGGTCCGCTCGACCTCGGAACACCCGGGCGACGCTCGTCATGCTCGACGGCGAGCGCATCGAGATCCCGTATCGCGGGCGCGTCTACGAAGTCATCCCCGTCAGCTTCGAGGACGGGGTGCGGCTCGCGGAGGCGCGCGCGACGCTCGAGGAGCTCGACGGGATGGAGCCCACCCGGGACAGCATCCGGCGGTACGTCTCCGCGCTCAGGTTCGTCGTGGCGCTGGCGCCCCGCTATCTCCGTCCGCGTGGCAGGATCCGGCGTCTGCTGTGGCCTCTCACGAGAAACCCGTTCCGTGGCGCCACCGATCGGGAGGTCGGTGAGCTCCTGGGTTTTTTCTTGGGGTGCCGGATGAGGTCCCGCGTCCAGTCCCCCAGCACCTGAGAGGGTCGGGTGCCGCGGACTTCCTCGACCAGGCGCTCGAGTTCCGGCGGGCGTTCGGGGTGTGGCCTGCGACCTGGAGAGAGTTCGTCGCCGGGAGTGCCCACCTCGCTCGTGCAGGGATCGCCGACAAGCTCCGCATGGCGGACGCGTTCGCTGCGACCCAGAACCCCGACGGCTGGCAGAAGTGGAGCGAGGACCACCGGGCGCTGCTCGGTGACTGAGGCAAGTCGATGATCAAGCGGCTGATCCAACTCGTCCTCGACGCGCAGGCGGCGGCGAAGCTCGAGCGCGAGATCGACGCGGCGCTCGACAAGAGCACGAAGTCCGGCGCCGACAAGGCTAGGCAGAATCTGTCCGTCGCCGAGCGGGCGCTGAACGGCCTCAAGGATCTCGCGACACGCCTTGGTGCTGCGTTGGCGGCCGCGTTCGGCGTGCGCGCGATCATCAACTTCGGGAAGGAGTCGATCCGTGCCGCGTCCGAGGCGGGCGCCGTGTGGAACCGCTTGGCCGGCCAACTCGAAGCGACCGGAACCGCGTTCAGTGACGTCGAGGCAGACATCCGCTCGGCTGCCGAGGCCATGCAGGAGTCGACCACCGTAGGCGATGAAGAGTTCGCCGCGGTGCTCACGGAGCTCGTCGGCGTCACGGGCGACTACCGCGCTTCGCTCGCCGAAGTCCAAACGGTCGCCGATTTGGCCGCAGCGAAGCAGATGGACCTCCAGTCGGCCGCGAAGCTCGTCGGCAAGGCGATGGTCGGGCAGACGGGGGAGCTCTCCCGCTACGGCATCATCGTCGAAGATGGTGCCGACGCGATGCAGCTGCTTCGGGAGCGGTTCCGCGGGATGGCGGAGAACGAAGGCGCAACGCTGCATGGTCGCCTCGAGATGCTCAGCAACGCCTGGGGCGACTTCAAGGAAGCCGTGGGCGACGCGATGATCGAGGCCGGCGGCGGAACGTCGGTGCTCGACACGCTGATCGGAACGGTGCGGGGGCTGACGGCGTGGGTCAACGAGAACCGGAACGGGATCGCCAACTGGGGACGCCTGATCGTCCGCACGTTCCAAGCGGTCTACGAGTCGGTGAGGTTCGTCGTGCGCCAGGTCGTCAACACGTTCGACATCATCGGCTCAGCGATCGCAATCGCGATGCTCCACATTCGGGAGCGGGTCGCGATGGCCGTCAATGGCATCATCGAGGGCCTGAACTGGATCCCCGGCGTGAACATCGAGTTCAGGATGAACGAGATGACGCCCGAGGAGTTCGCGGTCGCCCAGCAGGGCTTGTTCAACGACATCAAGGGCGACGTCGAGGATCTGGCCGACGCGGTGTGGGATCTCGGCGATGCGTACCTGAACGTCGGCGTGGCCGCGCGCGACGCGGTTACAGGCCAGGCGGCCGCGGCGAACGTGCCGCCGCCCCGTCCTCGCAGCGTGTTCACGCCGTCGGGGCCCACCGGCCTCACCGACGAGGAGAAGGCGGCGAACGCCCGGTTCCTCCGCCAGCTCGAGGCGACCGCGGCGGCGAACGAAGCCGCGCGGAAGTTCCGCGAGGAGGAGCTCGAGAAGCTCCGCGACACGGCAACGCCCGTCGCCGAAGAGATGACCCAGGCGTTCGAGACGTTCTTCACTTCGACTGCCGAGGGATTCGAGGCCCAGGGCGGGATCTTCGCATCGGCCGCCGAGGCTGCGCGCGGCGCAGGGGCTGCAATCGTCTCGGGGTTGATCCAAGGCAGGGCCGAAGAGCAGATGGCCGCCGGTACCGCCGCACTCGCGTCGGGTACCTGGCCCCCGAACCCAGCCGCGATTGCGGCTGCGTTCAAGCACTTCGCTGCGGCTGCGCTCTACCGAGCGATCCCCGCCGTCATCCGTGGAGGTGGAGGCGGACGTTCTGGCGGTGGGTTCGGGGGCTCAGCCTCGATCCCCCGCGGCGCGATCGGTACGTCGGTCCCGGGCACGCGCGAGGTGATGGGAGCGGAGGTCCACATCTACATCGACCCGCTCTCGCCCACGAGCGCGCGCGTGCAGGCGCTGGTCGCGGGCGCGATGCAGAACGCGACCGAGCGATGGGGTCCGAACGCCCGTGTGCAGATTCATCCGGCGAGTGGCTGATGGATATCGCCGCGCCGCTCCGCCCGCGCTGGGTCTACACGGACCCTGCATCGCCTGTCGACTTCCACATGGACCTCCCACAACGGCCGTGGATAGCGGGCGCCGTTGCTGTTGGTGGCTTCGACGTGTCGGGCGCCGGCGTGCCCGCGGCGTTCCAGGTGCGACGGGATCAGCTATGGGATCTGACTCTGCGGTTCCCAGAACGAGAGTGGCCGTCGGTAGAACGTCTTCTAGCCCATCTGCAGGGTGCGGGCTCGGCGACGTTCTATCCCGACCGCCTGCTGAACGAGTCATACACGGTGTACGGCGTGAGCCCGGCGATGGGCGAGCCCATCCGTCCGCGTCGTGGTGACGAGCCGTCCACGATGGAGCTGGATGTGACGGTTCGCCCGGCGGCGGTGGCCGTCCGCGTGCGTGCGCGCTACTACGACGCAGCGCTGTTTCGGTATCGCGCGGGCGACGACATGCGCCACGCGACCTTCGCTCGCTCAGGGTCCGCGGGGGCCCAGGTCGACTACTCGGGCATCATCAGCCAAGTAGCGGCGAACATCGCACGGATCTCGTGGTGTGACGACAATCGAGACGGGGAGTTCGAGACGCCCGAACTCCTCTTCGAGGCTCCGCGCGAAAACTTGATCCTTCGTTCACAGGATCAAAGCGCTGTC